ATATATTGACTTTAACCCATCAGATTCTCACCACTGGATATATGACAAAGTACTTACAAGAGATGATACTACCTTTATCAAATCAACCTACCTAGATAATCCTTTCTTAGCTGATGAGCTTGTGAATGAGATTGAGAGGCTTAGAGATACAGATGAAGAGTACTGGAAGATATACGGACTAGGGGAGAGAGGGTTCTCAAAAGCAATTATCTTTCCTAAGGTTACTATTATTGGTAAAGTACCTGAGGGTGCAACCTTAATTAGTACGGGTTTAGATTTTGGCTTTACAAACGATCCGAGTGCGTTAATAGAAGTGTACGAGCAGGAAGGCTCATTAATATTTAATGAATTAATATATGAACGAAATCTCACTAACTCTGACATTGCTAAGCGAATGGGTGCTTTTGGGTTTGATAGACGAAGACCTATTTTTGCAGACAGTAGCGAGCCAAAATCTATCGAAGAAATATATAGACTAGGCTACAACATTAAACCATGCGTAAAAGGGAAGGATTCAATCAACATAGGTATTGACTTGCTGAAGCGATTTAATTTAAAGGTAACGAGCAAATCAACCAACCTGATAGCTGAGTTCAACAACTATAAATGGGTAGAGGATAAGAACGGACATCTTCTAAATAAGCCTATTGATAATCATAACCACGCAATAGATAGTTTAAGGTATGCCGTTACAATGGTTAAGAGTAAACCAAACATAGGCAAATACTCTATTCGGTAGTTGGTATTCTAAAATAATTTGTTATATTTGTAAAACCTTGCAAGAGTGCTACGAAAAATGGATGAGCCAAAGTATGTAGCACAATCCCTCACTTTAATTAGTGGGGGTTTTTTTGTATCTTAGTTTTTTGTACAAAATAAACAAATCACTATTTAATAATATGAAGCTAACAATACCTACAGACCTAAGTGAAATTAATCTTGGTCAATTACAAAGGCTAACCAACTTAGAGAGTGAAGACCTTAATGCAATAGAGATGCAGAAGAGGGTGATAGAGTTGCTTACTTCAGTAGATAGGGCTACAATAGACCTTTTTAAATTGAGCGATTTAGAGAGCGTATATAGTAAGCTACTAAGTTTATCAAGGCGAGAGGATAAATTGCATAGGTTCGTAACGATTGAGGGTGTGAAATACGGCTTTCATCCTAACCTGTCAGAGATAAGTACTGGCGAGTTTGCAGATTTAGATACACTTTGTCAAGACTTCAACGATAACTTGCACTTGATTATGGCTATTTTGTACAGAAAAGTAACGATTGAGAAGTACGGAAAGTATCAAATTGAGGATTATAGCGGAGAGGTAGAAGCAAGAGCTGAGTTGTTTAGAAGTAAACTACCTGCAAATGTTGTGAATGGTGCAATGGTTTTTTTTTGGACTATCGGAAGCGATTACTTGAACGATACTCTCAACTCTTTACAGGAGGATCAAGCGACCAAAAGCAACAAAACTTCGGCAAAAAGTGGGGGTGGTATTCTATCCTGATGAGTTTGTGCAATGAAGATGTGTTAAAATTAGATGAGGTTACAAAAATAGGTATTAGTAAAGCATTTACTTATATGAGTTACCTTAAAGACAAAGATAGAATTAAGAAATGAAAACATTTAAAGCAGTAGTAGGACAATTTGAAGCTATATGTGATGAGCATAAGCAACTAAACTCTTTCACATTCGGAGATATATTTGAGGTTGATTTGAGTAATGAAATGGACTTTGCTAAAGCTCATTTAATAGAGCAGCCTGCAACGATAAACAATAGAGATTTCGTATTTACTTTTGATTTATTGGTTATGGATTTAGTCGCAGCAGATGGCTCAAATGAAACTGATGTGCTAAATGATACCTTTCTAATTCTAGCAGATGTGTATAGGGAATTTAAAACTGGTATCGCAAAGGCAGGCTCTCCTATGACATCGAGAGATTATGTTGTGAGCGATAGCATCACTTGTGAACCGTTTACAGATAGGTTTGAGAACTTATTAGCAGGGTGGAAAGGCACAATATCAATAACAGTTCCAAGTCATAACAACGCTTGCAACTCACCGATATGATAATAAGGGAAGGTAAAAAAAGATTAATAATATGGCTGCGTTTGACTACGAGAAGACACAAAAAGCGTTAAATAAATTTGGAAAAGATGTTGTTATTCGTGCTGCTACTTTATTGCAAACTCGCAAACGGGGGTACGATACTGGCAAACTTTTTAAATCATTGGATCACGATTTGCAGGTTGCTGCTAATTCTATAAGTCTAAAGTTTAGAATGGAGGACTACGGACTTGCAATAGATTCAGGAAGAGGTAAAAGTGGGAAGAGTAGCGGAGGACAGTTGTTTCCTAAAATATTAGATTGGGTTAAAAGAAAGGGTTTAAGACCTCGTAATTCAAAAGGGCAGTTTGAGGCGTGGAGAAACAAAGAACAACAACAGAGAGGTATAGCATTTGTTGTAACTAGGAAAATACATCGGTTCGGATATAAGGGAACAAACTTCTTTACTGATGCGTTTGAAAGTCAATTTAAGAAGCTACCTAAAAAGATAGAAAAAACATTTGCTTTAGATGTCGAGAGATTTCTAGCACAAACAATAGATGAGATAAATGGCAACAACGGTAACTAGACCTAATTATTGGGTACTAACTTTAACAAGTAACACAACACCAGTATTTAACTTTAAATTTGTGGTTGATGTTTATATTGACGGTGTGCAACAAGCACGATTAAAACAACCTAAAAACGCTAATGATTCAGCACACTTTTCCTTTGAAAGGATTGTGAAGAATTATATAGAGGTAACACATAAACACGCAAACACTATAACGGGTGCAACGGATTATGATAGCATACACTTAATGCCTCAAAACGTGCCTGAATCAGTCGTAGGTACATTTAAAGATTATATCTTCAGCAAAAACGATGGTACATTAAAAGAAGTTACATTTAAGTTTTCAGAGGAATACGCAAGCACATCGGGTGGTACTATCTCAATCACTTCATCAACTGCTTCAGATTTAAAGGTAGTACTTATCAATTATGCTGATGCTTGGGTTGATGCTATGAACCTCGATGTAGAAACTTTCGACTTTAGAACTAGCGTTACAGTCTTAGGTAGGTTTTTAACAGAGCTACCTGATGCTACAACAAAGCCAAACGATACTAATGGTTTAGTGCCTCACCTTACAAGTTTGAGCGATTATAAGACCTTTGCTTGGCTAAATGAACACAACGATTATTTTAATACGGACGATGGAATTATAGAATACAAGTTTTTCTCAGAAGCACCTAAATCTGACTACTTAAACCACGTTGGTAAAATTGAATGTTCAAATGAATCAGATTTTGGTAGTGAATTACCATCAACGGCAAACACGCAAGATGAGTTTTTAATCTTTGCAGGTGTTGGTGGTGCTAACGTGAGTAACTTAAAGTATGAGAGCGTTGGGGGTTACCAAATGGATAGCTCTATTAAATATTATACTGTAAGGTATGGAGGTAGTTCCTTAGTTACCACTAGTGTTGATGCAACTGATATTGTCGCAGGCGATAAAGTAATGATTGGTACAATAGGCACTACTGACTGGACTTTAATAGGATCATCGTCAAATACAGTAGGTTTGACATTCTACGCAACGGGAACGGGAACGGGAACGGGAACGGGTTATTTAAGAGAATCAAATGTTATTGGGAAACGGTATTTGTTTGAAATCTCTAGCGATGATAACTGCAACTCGACACGATTTGATGAATATACTTTAGCTTGGAAGAATAAATATGGGGTGTGGGATTACTATTTATTTGATGGAGAACATTCTGAAAAGGATAGTTATAAAAGAGAGGTAAAACAAAAGCGATTAGCAGGTAGTTGGAACGCAGCAGCATTTGAATTAAACTCATACGAAAGAGGGAAGGTTCAAACGGTAACGGGAACAAAGCAGATAACAATAAACACTCGTAATATAACAGATGATTTTAACGACTTCTTTAAGGGCTTGTTAATGTCGAATGAAGTAATACTATTAAATCCTATTGATGTCGGAGATGATGCCGTTAAAAGCGTACCTATTCCAGTAAATATCAAGAACACGAGTTTAGAATATAAGACGAATTTAAAAGATAAGCTAGTTCAATACTCTTTTACTATTGAGATGGCTCACGATTTAAAAAGAAGAATATAAATGGTTCAATTAGTAGCATATACGCAGAGTGGAGATGAGCCAGTTTATTTAGACTTAGGCGATATAAGTATCAAAGCGAATTATTCAAACATTGAGATTCAAGACATATCTCAGAGAAAGTCAGAATATACAAACGCTTTCACATTACCATTTAGCCAAATCAACAACGATTTCTTTGCTCATTTTTACGAAGTTAATATATCAGAGGGTAGTTATAGAGCAGATGTAAAAGCAAAGTGTTCAATTTACGTAGATTCAAACTTGCAATTTGAGGGATATTTGCAACTAATTAGTGTTGATGTTCTAAAAGAAAACTACGAGGTTTTGGCTTTCGGTGATATTGCTAACATATCAAAGGAACTAGGCGAGAGCAAACTAAACGATTTAGATTTAAGCAAGTACAATCATTTGCTGACACTATCAAATGTAGAAGATAGTTGGGATAATGATATAAATTATGTAGGTACTGAGCCAAATGGCGGACAGATATTGTACCCTATTATAGACTACGGGCAAGTATATAACGGTGATTCGATTGCATTAACTTCGGGGGCGATTAAAATAAGAGATCTAAAACCTGCGATTCAAGTTAAAGCATTATTTGATGCAATAATTGAGAAGGCAGGTTATACATATACCTCTACCTTTTTATCTTCAACATTTTTCACAAGTCAATATATGACTTTAGGGAACGATTTAGAGGGTGCGGTTACTAACTCTGTAGATGGTTTTAAGGTAGGTATAACTACAGACCAAACAGTTTCTAATACTGCAACGGGAACTCCTATAATAGAGTTTGACAACGAAACTGGTGCAAGTGGTTTCTTTGATATAAATGGGAACTTTGATACTTCAACTTATAAATACACAGTTCCTCACTCAGGGAGTTATAAATTAAGGGTTCAATTAGTTGTTGATGATAATGTAGGAATCTCAACTTTCGTGCCTATTTACTACTCTATTAACGGGGTTGTTGCAGGTTCTCAATTATTCGGGAGTTTATCAATACTAGGTACTGGCT